ACCGCCTTTGCTCAATGCTTTCTTATGGGCAATGTCTTTGCCTTCTCGTTTATCAGCCTTACCGTTACCATTAGCGTCTTTGCCGTTCTTATCTAGTTTTCTACGGGCACGTTGACGCTCCATCCGATTCTCGTGTTCGCCACGGGCTTTCTGGAGTTCGTATTCTTTTTTATACGGGCGTGGAGTCTTGGTATATGGCACGGTAGCGTTCCTTACTAATTTCGTATTCGTGGACACCTAAGCTAAAAATTTTTACAAGTTCCTCGTCGGGATGCTCTTCTTCAAACCACCCTCGGGCTATATAAACCTTTGGTGCTAAGTACGAATACATCCTGACTTTATACTTTGGGTCCTTTGACTTGACCCACACAACGACGTTGTGCAACCGAGCTTTAATGGTGCTTGCCATTGTGGATACAGCTTACTACTGCGCAATAATTTTTACAAGAGAAGTTGGGCTTCGGGTTCCAAACCTCTGATTTATAAGCCTCTTCCAGTCGGCCCGTGTCGTCTAGCCAGCTTACCCAAGCCTGATCTTGATTGTCTTGAACGTATTCGGTTTTAACAAAGTCCTTAGCCACTACGAATAGCAACCCAGCTTTGACTCGCTTGACTTTTGGGAAGTGCTTGAAGAGAGCCAGCGTCAAGATTTCAAGCTGTCGGGTATCAGCAAACCGACTGCTCTTACCCGTCTTGTAGTCCACCACAAATGCCGTTTCTTTCTCCTCGTTCAGCACGATCAAGTCTGCAATCCCCCTCCACCAAACGTCTTGGGAGAAGAAGTCGCAGGGTTCCAAGTTCTTGGTCAAACCCATTTTGTATTCACAAAACTTGTTTCCCTCAATGCGATTTAGCATGTCAAGTTGTTCTTGGATAAAAGCAAACTTTGCTGGTATTGGCTCACCATCCCGAATAAATTTTTCTGCCGCCTCATGCACCTGAGTTCCGTACAGGAGTGCTTCAGTCTCAGGCTCTTTAAAGTCTTTAGCGACACGTAAATGGAAATATTTTTTCGGACACTGTTTGAACAGTGCTAGTGAAGAGTAAGACCATTTAACTTTGGACATTGGATAGAATCGCCGCTTTGAGAAGCCTTAATTCTACTATGATGTCGTTAATCTTTTCAGAAGCTTCTGTAAACTTGTTGTCATTTGCTTCTTCATACACCTGGCGGAGCTGACGTTCAGCGTTTAAAAAATACTCGGCAAAATTAAGTTTCTCCATAGTTCGCTCCATATCCGACTTCACAATTTAACGGTAGCCCCAAACACCACTCGGGCTTCCACCTCATACATTCTTCAACGTATTTAACCGCTTCTTCTGCTTCGGCCTTAGGAGCCACACAAGCGATTGCATCGTGAACCGTTAGTACCACCCTGTACTTCTTTGAAATCCGCAACATTTGCTCAGCAATGACACATCTGGCAATTGCTTGACAGACGTTCTCAACCACCTTACCGCCGTAGATCTTCGTCATGCCTTTACGTGTTTTGTACTGATACTGAGACTTACCCTCAGGATCAGTAACTTTCTCAAGCCCATCGTACCGTTGCCACAGTCCACTAGGTAATTTAAAGCCACCTACCTCTGAACTAAACTCAAGTACACCTTCCTTCCCCAATGTATTCGCCTGATTTTGTATGATGCTCTCCAAGCACGCTTGTGCTGAACGCCAGAGATTCGGTATGGACGGGTAGGTTTCTCGATACACCTTGATGATTCGCTTGCACTCATCTTCGGGTAGCTCAGCGTTAAACGTCTTAAGCTGAGCCTGAAACTTAATTGCACCCATTCCGTATCCAGCCCCAAGGATTGTCGTCTTGCCGACAAATCTTTCATCTTTCGTAATTTCTTCTTGAGGCTTTCCATAGATAGCCGATGCCATAATTTTGTATACGTCCTCACCTTTGTCAAATGCCTCCACTAAGTCGTCTTGTTCAGCTAGCCACGCAAGCGTGCGTGCTTCGATTTGAGAAGAGTCAGCGTCAATAATTACATGCCCCTTCGGGGGGCAGATAGCCGACTTCAAGTGCCCTGCGTTTTGCCCACGTGATGGGAGGTTTTGCAGATTAACTTTGTCATCACCACCCCACCGCCCTGTATGCGCCGCATAATACTTCAGGGGAACTGGCATCAGTCCTCTCTTCGCAATGTCGATGAACCGTTGAGTCCGAGTTTCCTCCAACGTAGTCTTGTTACCAAGTCGAGCCGCCACCAACGCTTGCACCCTGTCGTCAGGATGATCACTCAAAGCTTTAAAGTCCTCGTCCGTCTTGGCAAAAGCCCACGCCTCACGACCTGTTGTCAGGCTAATCTTACGGGGAGGATCAACACCTAGCTCAATAAGAAGTTGTGCAAACTTATCGTTAGACATCAAGTCATCTTTGCTGGCGCTGGTTGCTTCAAGCAGTTTTTCTTTGCGCTCCACCACATCAAGCAGATGCTGTTCCAAAAGCGGCAAGTCCAGCTTAAGCACCGGGTGCGTAAACATACGCAAGGTCAGGTCAATAACTTTTAGTTCTTTAGTTGGAAAGTCAGCACTGAGAATGTTAAACAGCTTGTAGGTTAACTCTACGTCATTCCGGCAGTATTCTCCGTAGCGTGCTAACTCTTCTTCGCTAAAATCTTTGCGTCGTTTGCCCAACGCATTGACAACCTCAGTGCCTTTTTCTCCAACTTCATACCGCTCGGCTAGATTTTTTAAGCTACCGCTCACCTCCACCCCGTCAACCGCACGCCCCATGCACAGGGTGTCCAGCCAACCTTTTGGGTTGATGTCGAATCGCCATGCCATGATTGCTCCGTCAAACATCATGTTGTGAGCAAGCACCAGCGATTCGCTCCACTTAAACTTACCCAGCCAAAATTTAGTTTGCGCTTCGGTGCCTGAGAACCATTCTGTCTCTCCCCCGTCTACTTTTACTCCAACCCCAATCACCTCAAAACGGCGATCACGAACGTATTCTTCCGTTGTTATTTTAGAAAGTGAAAACTCTCTGTCGTAGTAAGTTTCAAAGTCGATTGTTATGACCAAAAGTTTTTCTCCAAGAAATTTACAAGTGTCTTAAATTTCTTACCGGGCTTTACTGTTTTCATCCTAGCGTCTTCAGTGCTTGGCGTTATTATGATCATGTGTCTTTCTACAAGATCTTTGGTAACACGATAATGAAGTGTCGCGGGCGAAGCTATGTCATGCATTCGAGTTATATCCGTCACGTGTATTTCTCGTTTCTCTTCATCTGCCAAACCAACAATTGTCAATATACGCAGATCCGTTTCGTCTAGCTCAAACTTTTCTTTAATTGCTTTAACGATTTCTACTAACATAATTAATTTTTTCATACTGCTCTCTTTGTAGAATAAAAATAGACCGGCTTCTTAGACCCACGCTCGTTGGCTTTAAACCTAACATAAACAATACCGTGCTGGATAAGAGGGTTGAGGTATCTGTAAACTGTTCGCTCTGTAAGTTTCATTTTTCTGGCTAATTGTTTTATGGAAAGAGCAAACGTGCTATCTAATATCCGAACCACTTGCACTTGTCTTGACATATAATTTCTTCTAGCCATTCATTTCACTTAACATCAAGCGAACTTCTTCTAAGTTATTTTCGTTGACGACAATGACTCGACCCCCCGCTTTCTCAATTTCTTTAATGTTCTTATCTTGCAGGGCGGTTGTTGTGCCTTTACCTGCTTTGCACTCAATAGCAAAGAAGTGACCTTTGTAGCATCCAACAATATCAGGCACTCCGCTTCGTCCATACCCGCCAGTCATAGGTGTGAAGCAATAAACATCTTCATGCCAGTCAAGAATCGACCGAACTTTTAACTTAACTTTCTTTTCAGGTGTTGATGCCATTATTTTAACTTGTACAAATAAGGTTTACTATTGAGCACAACTTCAGCCACGCCTTTTTTAACCATGTTAGCTAAAGCTTGTTTTACAGATGACTCACTAGCAATAAAATATTTTGCCATCTTAGTGCTTGTCACAGGCTTTTTGTGTTCTTGCATGTAGTCAAAAATCTTTTCTTCAACCGTTCTCATCTTGCGCTTTCTTCAAAGTATCAACTAACTTCTCTTGGTAGTGCAAACCTTTTTGCGCTTCTTGAAGTCGTTCGTCTTTGTTGCCCATGCGCATGGTGTACTTCAAAGCACCGCCTCGGTAGTAACCAATCCTTTGCTCAAGAGGCCACGTGTCCACAACATCCCAAGGCTCAATGCCCATGCGCTTGTAGTGATCACCACCAAATTGTTTGTCACGCACTGGCACTTTGTATGGCACACCGCTCACACGCATAGTTTCTTCAATAATATCTTTAAGAGTTTCGGGTTTGCTCATTTCACC